TCACGAGAATATGATTCTGCCAGTTCAGACCCGCCTTGCTTATCTGCTTAGCCGTAGCGTGAACGCCGGCAATCAGAGTAGCGCCGGCGCCGCAAGCGCAGTCGTTAATTGATATATAGCCTCTTGCCTCAATAGTCGGCAGTACGTTGTCGCAAGTCATTTCCGCCATCATTCGGCAAACGTCGTAGGGCGTAAAAAACTGTCCACCGGAGTCATTGCCGAGATTAAGCGCCATGAAGATACTTCCGAGGAAGTCCTGCTCCGGATTCTTCTCGAGAGCAAGGACCACTTCCGCAGCGAGCTGAGGAAAAATCTCTTGCTCCTTCTTGTTGTACTTCTGAATCCGCTTGAAGTAGAGTTCCTCACGTTTTTCAAAGTGGGACTTGTCGACTGCGTTCGAGATAGCGCAAGCGTACATCGTAACGAAGTCCTGCCAGACCTCCCACGGAGTCCAGCGGTATGTAAGCTCTCGGAAGAGCTTTACAAAAGGTTGGTCGTCGGTCTTTCCGACTCTTTTTGCCATTGAGTTGCCTCCTTGTTTTTAATGTCAAGAGGTTACCTTTCGCAGCGCGCGTACCGCTTGAAGCTCGTGAGCTGGGCGGTGCTGTCCGCATTCTGTTTTATCCTCTCGACATTATTTATTATGCCGCGTTTTACTGATTTCGGGAGCGCGCAAAACAGCCGGGATTCTGCGAACTTTCCGTTGCGGTTTTACCGCTTTCAGTCAATCGCGTCTACCTCGCCTGTTCTCATGGCTGTCAGAATCGCGTTGAGCTCGTTTGCGAGGAAGCGGTGACACATGCGCAGCTTCATGTCAAGCTCCTTCTTCGTGTACTTGCGGTCGACCGCTTTAAGGTAGTCATACCACGGTGAAAAGTCCGGGTCGAAGAGCAGGCAATGCGTTTCGTCATAGCAAAGCTCGAATACCTTCTTTACCTCGAAGCATTTGCTGAAATGCTCTGCCGACCGACGAACGGTCCAGTTAGTAGCCTTTACGGCGTCCGCGCACCGCTGTAAGGCGGAGTAGCTGTAGCAAGCGCGTTGGAAATTCATAGAATCGTTACCTCCTTAGGGTTTACTTTCTCGCCTGAACGCGATATAATATATGAACACTCTTAAGCTCAGCCGGTCTTGTGACCGGCCAAGCTCTCGAGTGGACGAGGTTAGTCGTCAGTTACGTATTCAAGGTACTCGGTGTCGGTTGCGAAGAGCATGTACTCTCCGTTTACCAAGCCCATGAATCCGTAGTCGGTATAGTAGCCGTCCATGATTAACCTCCTTTCTGAGCTCTCGTTGCTGGAACAACGGGGGCTCTTTTCTTTGTCAAGGCTTTCCCCTTGATAATTATTATTTTACCGTGTTTGGTAAGAAAAGGGAGCGCGCAAAACAGCCGGGATTCTGCGAACTTTTCGTTGCAGTTCTACCGCAAATAGTAAAAGGCCGGAGCCGTCCCACGAAGGAACGACTCCGGCCTTATCTCTTAGGTGAGCTGATTTACTTTTTTCTGTACGGCGGCGTAGTTATACCCCGCAGCTTCAAGCCGCTTCTTACGCTCTGCGCCGTTGCCCCACTTGCCTTGCAGGACTTCTCTGGCAAGCTCGTCGACCGATTTACCGGCACCCGCAGCCGAGCCCTGCTCGGTAGTGATGAAGGCCGAGAAGCCTGCCGCCTGCAGCTTCTTCAACGTAGCCTCCGCATTCGCTCTGACCTTGAATGCGCCGACCTGAATCTTGTAGAGGTCTCCGACCTTCACCATATAGGTATCAAAGCCTTTCGCCTTGACCTTAGCCAGCATGGCATCTGCGTTTGCCTTGGCCTTAAAGGCGCCCGTCTGGACGCGATACAAGCCCCCAGACGGCTTTTCAGGCTCGGGCTTGATATTCGTACTTCCGAGGCGTTTGTTGACCTCAGAGGCAATCTGGGCGTGCCGTTCGTAGAGATATGTACCGGGGCAGCTCTTATTTGCAAACCACCGGTGCACAGTCATGTTCTGCTTGTCCGGCTGACCGATAAGAGACTTGTCGGCCTTCCACTTGAGCTCCTTGATACCGTTGCGCTTGCAAATGTCGACGAGCAAGTCGATAAGAGCGGCGTAGGCCTTATCCGTAACGGCGTAAGGCTCTTTGGTATCGCTGGCGACCTCAATCGTGATTGCGCGGTTGTCGTTCGCCGCATTCGAGGAGCACCACGAACGGTCTTTCTCCTCGACATACATGCCGATACGGCCGTCGTAGCCGATACCGTAGTTGCTGGACGCCTGCCGGGAAGTAGGCGCGAACACGTTGCCGAGGGTTTCGACCGAGCATTGACCGACCACGCAATGGATAGTTACGGTATCGATTTTGTGGTTACGGGGGCTCGATTTATTCGGCGAGATTTTCGTATAGTTTACGAGTGGGCTGTTACTCATTTTCGGTACCTCCTTCTGTCTTAGTATTCAGGATAGCCACGAACTTAGTAAAGGCCTCCTTGATGTACTTGCAGGCCACGAGCAGCACGGCACCGATAATAATGAGGTCCGCGAAGAGGTCGGAGTACTCCTCGGGAATTGCCCAGCCGACTTGATTTGCGAACAGGGGCAGAGTCGTGATTGCGGTGCAGAGCAGCGTCAGTCCGACCACGAAAGTCAGAATCTTAAGGCCGCTCGCAATGAGCTTGTCCTTGTCAAAAGACTCATGCAGAATCTTGATGTTGTACCAGAGCGAGAAGGCGACATTCGCGAGGTACGCAGCGAGGAAGATAAGCATGGCCCAGCCGATGTTGATAAGGTTTTGCAGTACGCTTTCTAACATGTTTTTAGTCCTCCTTTGAATCATTGTATATATCAGGCCCGTACTTCTTACGGAGCTTGATTCGGTTTTCGGCTTTCGCCTTACTGTAGTAGAAGCCGGTCGCGGTAGCGAGCTCGGCGAAGATGGCGGGGATAAGGTACGCAAGCGGCGAGGTGTCGCCGGTTTTCCAAACAACGGCCAAAGTAAAGACCGTTACGATACCCGTAGCGGTCCCGGCGATGGCGATTATGATTTTGGAAAACTCTCGTTTCTTAGTTCTCATCGGGTGGCGATACCGGCAGCTCTAAGAACTTGTTATGGAGGTCGTCCATAACGCCGTTCACGCCGAGGGAGTGGTACTGCTTCCAGCAGTTTTCAAAGTTCTCCCGGGCGTAGATAGGAGCGAAGCCGCGTTCCTCCCATTTGTTGTAGTCGCTAATCATCTGCGACCTGAGCAAGGCTTGCAGTCCCGCCTTTACCGCAGCCGTGTCCAGAGCGTTCTTCTTGACGAGGGAGTGCAGGTACTTGAAGATGGCCGCAATGAGCGCAGGCACGCCCAAAAGGCAGAGCCATTGATAAACCGTCATTCAGTAACCTCCTCCCAGCCGTAGACCCCCGGCTCCCAAACATTATTCGCGGCAGTACTTACCCAGTGCTTGCCGTTGTGCGCAACCTTATCGCCGAGCGCGTAGGTGTCATGCGCGCCGAGGGGCTGAGACCATTCGGGGTACTCGGCCGTAGGGTCTCCGATTTCCTTCCAAAGACTTGCAGTAGCCGGCGGCGTCCAATCTGCTTGCGAGCTGTGCGCTTGTACGCAGCGGTACAGTTTTCCTTTGTAAGAGCAAATTGCCTTGACTGCATAAGCTACCGGGTATGCCCATTCCGAAAACTGCTCGGCGTGTTCTGTGAGAGTCGCGTCGTCGAGCTGTTCTGTCTCTGCCATTTTCACGAAAACAAGACTCGCAAGCTCCGGGGCCCGCGCTTTTGCGAGGGCGGTCAGATTCGCCTCAGTCGTGTAGAACTCCCCGGCATGATAGAAGTAGAAGCCGGCGACAACTTCCGCGGGAACACTCTCGACCTCAACGAGGGTATGCCGGTCGCAGAGATACCCGACCTGCTGAGTAGGCCAGAAGGTGTTGGAGTCGTTCGAGTAAATCGCGTCGGCTTTGTCCTGCTCGCTGAGAACGACGACGCCGTTTGCCTGCCTGCGAACATAACAGGGGTGCTCGCAGATTTCGACAATGAGATTTGCCGAGTTTGTGATTAAGTACATAGCGCTTTCCTCCATTCGATTTTATTGTTCGGGTGGAATCCAAACAGTTTCTTAAAATATAGGTCCATGCGCTCGACGGCATGGAAGCTGTTTCCTCGCTTCATGTGCCCGCGCCAGCTCTCATAGGCGCTGCAAATATCCGAGAGCGGAAATACACGCCGGACGAACTTGCCGGCAATTTTCACGACTCTGCCCTCGATATTCCAGAGCTTGAACTTCTTGAGCTTGCGCCGGATTTTCTTAATACTCTCAAAGCTCATTTTGCGAAGGACCTTCCCGGTCTCCGTCAGCTTGAAGCGGATTTGCAGGAACTTGAAGCCCTCGCTGAGCTTCTTGATTTTTGTCTTTTTCGTATTAAGAATAATGCCGAGAGAATCACAGACCTCTTTCATGCGAGTAAGACACTCTTTGAGGTATTCCTTGCTCGGGTGAATCAGATAGCCGTCGTCCATATATCTGGCGTAGCCCTTAATGCCGAGCTTTTCCTTGATGAAGTGGTCGAGCTTATTCGGCAGCATAAGAGCGGCGGTTTGCGAGATTTGACTTCCGAGCCCGTAACCGATGGGCCCGAAATTATCGAGGCACTCGTTCGCAAGAGCCCTGATTCTCACATCATGCACGCGCTTTGCCAGCTCGCGGCTGACCGGCCAATGCTGCGCGTTGGCGAAGTAGTTGGAAAAGTCGAAGAGAAGAACATAGCCCTCCCGTCCGTACTTTCTGTAATGCCTTTGCAGGTGGCAAGAGAGCCGGTTGAGGGCAAAGTCGATTCCCTTGTTCTCGGTACTTGCGCCGTTGTCATAGATGAACGATGGTTTTAAGGTCGGGTTGATGACCTTATCGCAGAGCGTCCTCTGCACGACGCGCTCGCTGATATGAATGCTCCTGATGTGCCGCATTTTTCCTCGGTCGTAGAGGTCGAACTCAATAAAGCCTCGGCTCTTATACGTCCCGTCAAGAAGCGCGCGACGTGTTGCGGCCGTATTCGTTACGAGATTAAAGCGGTAAGTCTGCGTGGAGCTTTTCCAGCTAACGCCGCGGCAGCAGATATGCCCGGATTGATATAGGTTTTCATAAGAAAAGACGTCCTCAAAATCTCCGCAGGATTTGCTAAGAGCGAGGCGTCTTTCTCGCCGTTTCTTGACTCGCCTCTGATAGCGAGCCTCATGTCTTTCTTCGCTTGTCATTAAAAATTGTCCCCTTCGTACAGTGTTGCAGGATTTCACGCGTAAAAGTAACTGCATAGTAGTACCGCCCATGAAACACGGTCCGCGTAAACCGTGCCATGCAAGCAGCGTCCGAGCGACTACATCAAAGGAGTGTTTTAGCCAAAAGGCAGGGTACGAGTCATCCTTCCATAAAGGTACTGATTTCAGCAGTTTCCCGCTTACTACGTCGGACCTGATTCCTTATGGAATCCGAAGCAAACGCCGTTGGTGTTGTTGGCGTTGTTATTGTTCGCGTTGCCGTTGCTGTTCACATTGCAGAAGTTGTTGGAGTTGCTCCCATTAGGAGAACGCTCCCACCACCAGTTCGCAGGACAAGACAACAGTATCATGACAGGACCCATATATCGGTTAGGGCAGATTCTTGAATCGCTCTTTATCCGATTTCTTTACGCCGGAAATTAGCTTAGCCTCCTCACTGCTGAGGGAAGCCCACTCCTCGAGAGAATTATCGAGCCAGCGCAGCTTTTCAGGATTTTGCTTGAGAAGGTCCGCCATAATTCCGAGCTGACCGATAAGCGCCTGAAGCGTGGCGTTTGCCTCGATAAGATGGTCCCGCCGGAGCTGCGCCTCGTGCTGATTTCCGGGAAAAACGCTGTTCGCCATTTTGACCTCATTGTAGACGGTATCGGCGAGAACGCTTAGCTCCTGAGCGCCATAGAAGGTGTACCTCTTCGGCATTTTCAGGCAGCATTTTCTTGTATGCACGGCGAGCTTGCGCGCAGTCTCTACGAACTGGACCGAGCTGTCTCCTCGCAGTGCTTTATAAACTGACATAGTTAGCTTTTACCTCCTACCGGGGCCACAAGGGCCCCGGATTGACTAAAGATAGTAGATTAAACACAGAAGCCGAAGCAAACGCCGTCGGCGTTGTAGGCGTTGCTAAAGCTCGCGTTGCCGTTGCTGTACACATAGCAGAAGGAGATGGAGTTGCTCCCATAAGGAGAACGCTCCCACCACCAGTACGCAGACCCGGAGCCGTTGGAGAGGTATTTAATTCTGTTCGCGGCAGTAGCAAAGTAGCTGTACTGCGAGCCTTCGCCCGCGGCCGAGTAAGTAGTCGAGCCGAAAATCTCAATCTCAGAGAAGAGGAAGAGCTTCATGGCATTGATGTTGATGGTCGAGCTTGCGTTACCTGCAGAGGTCTTCTTGTTGACGCTCTTAAGCACTGCCTGCAGGTCGGAAGGCAGAGTCGGCAAAAGCGTGTTTTGCAGCCATGAATACATGGCGGAACCGGTAAAGCCATTTACATTCGTGTTCGAGCTGTTCATGGCTCGCGTACTCGCCAT